GGCGCCGCGGAGGTCGACGCCGCGCAGGTCGGCGTCGTCCAGGTCGGCGCCGCGCAGGTCGGCGCCGCGCAGGTCGACGCCGCGCAGGTCGGCGCCGCGCAGGTCGGCGCCGCCGCGGAGGTTGGCGCCGGTCAGGTCGGCGCCGATCAGGTCGGCGCCGATCAGGTCGGCGCGGGCGCCCTGCGACGGGTCAGCCAGCCACGCGGCGTGGTCAGCGAGTACTTTTTGGATTTCGGTGGGTGTCATCGCGTCACCTCGACAGTCGCGGTCACGACCGCGGTCACGAGAAGGACGACAAATGTCGCGTAAGCGACCGGGAAGGTGGAGATGAGGAGCAACATGCTACACAACTAGACGCTCGGTCGGGGTGAATGTTCCGCGACAGGCGAATAAAATATCGATGTTATGTAGGTGTTAGTCTCGGTTCCCGTTACGCGAGGGGATATTCGTGGGCGGGGTTACGTGATTGGCAGTTGTGCGGGGTGTGTGGGGTCAGTAGATCTAACCATGAAATGAATTGGTGCGCGGAAACGCGCATATGATGGTGTATAGGTTAGATCGGGTGACCCCGCACAACCCCGCACAACTGCCAATCGCGTGGTGTTCGTTACAATCCCCGGCGGTCGTAAAAAAACCTCAATGATTTACTTTCGCAGTCGGAACCCTCGGTCGTCGCGGTTGTCCGGATCTGCGATGACCGCTTGTTTCGCTCCGCCGTCCCCCGCCTCCGTTTCGACTCCGACTCACCGCGGCCAGTACTGGCCCAGCGGCGACTTCGGAATGCTCCCGTACACGTGCGAGCCGTGGCCTGTGAGCCGCTCAGCCGGCCCGGGGGCGTCTCAGCGGGGGGTGACAGCCCTCCCCCAGCTCTGCGCCGTCTTGGTGCGTCCTGGTGCGTCTGACGCAGACTCGGTTGCCGATCCGAACCCCGCGCGGTGCGCGTAGCGCCTCGGGCGCTTTGTAAAGGCGCGCGAGCACCGCGTCTCAGCCCTTGTTTCGTAGTCTGGCTTACGTCGGCAAGGACCGTGCCGGCCTGAAAAGGCCAGTATTGCACATAGCGTGCCAAAAAGCGCGGCACGAGTCTTGCATACGCGCGGGGAGCGCAAAACCCCGCGCGGGCCGCGCATATTTCGCTCCGCCGGGCGTCCAGACACAGTCACAACCCTGTTTATTTTTTTCTGGGTATTTAGCTATGCGCATTGGGCTAATACAATAACGACAACCTGACAAACCTAACATTGCGCCGGGTCCGCGGTGGTGTACACTCCGAAACATGCGCGAGAACGTGAAGGCGCTGGCTACCCAGCAGCTGACCGACGCTGAGATCGACGCCACCCTTGCGGCGACCGGCGAACATCCCATGACCCCGGGGGAGATCGCCCAGGCCGTCGAAACCCGACTCGCCGGGCGCGGACAGCTGCGCCGGCTCATCTCTGAGTCGATGGTCGAAATCGAGGAGATCGCCGCCGCGCGCGAACTCCTGGGGCGCACGCTGGTCGAGATCGAAACGAAACTCGAAGGCGAGTACTACTCCCCCGCCGAGCTGATCCGCCTCGGGAAGTTCCTCGCCTCCGTCTGCATCCTCCCTCGCGCCGCGGCCCTCCAAGGTCGGCTGGAGCTGGGCCGACAGTACATCGGCTTCACCCGCGCCGGCTACGACGAGGATCTCCGCACCTCGGCCGAAGAAGCCGAGGTGCTCGCCGCTGCCGAACGCGAAGAGCAGCGGCGAAAAGCCATCGAGAATGCGCACTGAACCGGAACCTTATATATCGACGGCTGTCCTACCGACCATGAGACGTGTCGTTTTCGCTGCCGCCCTCAACACTGCCTGCTTTTCCGAACCGCAGCCGGACGACGAGATCGAAGACGCAACGTCAACAGGCGCCGAGGATTCCGCAGGTTCCGATGAGACCACCCCGCAGCCCGACTTCGGAGTCGACGACGAACCGGAATGCGCGGGCGAGCTGTGCGTCGCCGCGGTGGTGACGCACATCGCCATCACCGGCGACTTCGACGAGCACGTCTACCCGTGCCCGGCTCCAGACATCGAGATCGCCTGGTTGTATCTCAACGACGTCATCCGCACTGCTCGGTTCTCATGCGGCGAGCCCCCGCTCGTCGTCGACATCGCCAAGATGCCGACCGGGTGGCGCGTCACCGCAGGCCCCGACTGCATGCTCGAACAGCTCGATGCGCACGACCCGGTGATCCGCCCCGACGGCGTCGCCGTCTTCCGCATCGACAGCCCGGCGCTGGCCTGTCCTGAGGCCGCGTTCGGCCCCGCACCGACGGCGAATCTTCCCTACATGACCTGCTATACCAGTCTCCCGCCGCGTTGCCACTAGCGACTTGGCGAACGCCGTCCGTGTCGGGTACGCTGACGGCATGCCGCGTATCGCGCTCATTCTCGCCATCGCGCTCGCTGGATGCGTCCCAAGCCGAGCCCCGACTCCGCCTGAGGCAGTCGCAGCCGCCCGCACCGCAGCGTCCGCCGGGGAAATCGCCGTTGCGGCCTACGGTTCGCAGCGTTGCAACAACGCGCTGTGCCAAGCCAAGGTCGCCGAGCTGGTCGAGCTGTTCAACGACATCAAGCGGCTGATCGACGAACACGCGGCCCCGCTGGCGGAGGAGATTCCGTGATTGCGCTGCTCCTGGCCGCCCTGCTCGCCCCGCCCGTCCCGGCCGCACGCATCGCAGCGGCGCTGACGGGCGCCAGCGAGACCGCCCTCGTGCAGATCGTTCGCCGCGAAAGCGCTGGCCAACGCGTCGGAGTCCACGAACGGGATGCCAAGTGGAGCGAGCACGTGTGCCGCCGCGCGCGGCAGGTCGGCTGGCTCGGCGACGTCGACTGCGGCACCGGTGGATGGTCGACGCGCGGCACGGCCGGACTGATGGCCGCGTACAACCTGCGGTGGCTCGGCCTTAGCCGATGGCCTTGGGTGCTCGACGTACCCGCGGTCTCGGCGGTCGCAGCTGCACGGAAGTGGAAAACGGTCTGTGCTCAGGCTCGGCGCGACGTGACGTGGTGCCCCGAGAAGGAGGCGTGACATGTTGGACCTAATCGCCGGAATCACGAGCATCATCATCAAGCGCGTCGGGGAGCACCGACACAACTGGGCGATGTACGCCGAGAAGTACCCGTACGCAGCTGCGCTTCTGCTCCGGCGCACCGCCTACGAGCTACGCGGGACCGTGGACGCCATGCGCCCGGCGAGACAAAAGCGGTGGATTGCGCGGCGGCGGTTGGCAAAGGCCGATGCGTTGCTGCACATGGCGCACGATATCGTCGCGTTCGCCAATCACAGACCTTGCGGGCCGGATCCGCTCAGGAGGCCGATATGAAGTGCTGGCACGTTGTTCTCTTTGCGGCCTGCGTCGCCATCGTCCTTCATTCGACATCGGCGGGCGCCGACACGGGGAGCCCGTCGGTCGACACGACAACCGGAGTCGTCACGTCGGGAGGCGCGCTCGGAGCCGCGGGCTTTCTTTGGATGATGCTGAGGAAGGTGGACGCCTTCTTTGACCGCATCTCTCGACATTTCCAGGCTGAAGAGCAGGCGTTGTCCAAGATCGCCTCGTACATCGACAGGTGGGAACTACGAGAGGAAGTGCGGCGCGAGAACTCTCAGCCGATCGACGTTCGATGACCTGGATCTTCCCAGAACGCGAGCGGGTTCCGTCCCCGCATCGGTACTATCGGCGCCGCGCGCTGGGGTTCCCGGAATCGGTGACGTCGACATTGCTCATCCTTCATTACGCCGTGGACGGTGATCAGAGCGCCGACGACGATCTCGATTACAACTTCATCCCGAGGGAGCGCCAGCACGACTGCATGGACGTTGCTCGATCGTTCCAGCGCCCGAGCCGGAAAGCGTCGACGCACTTCGTCGCTGGTCGGGACGGTTCCAAGGTCCAGTGCGTGCCGCTGGATGACGGGTGTTGGGGAGCGGGGGACGGCGGGCTTTCTCGATTCCCGGACGAGATCCCCTCGCTGCTACACAGCGTCCCGTTCCGTAGTCGATACGTGAACCTGATCTCCACGCAGATCGAGCTGTGCAACGTCGGATACGACGTCGAGAAGTTCCGCATCCCGAAGGAAGAGCGGATCACGGCGACGCACCACGCGATGAACAAGCCCCGCGAGTGGGAGATGTTCACCGACTACCAGTACCGGACGCTGGAGCTGATCGTTGCGATGTTGAGGATGGCGCAGCCGACGCTGCGGTGGGTGTGCGGGCACGAGGACGTCACCAACCGCCACACGATGGCGAAGAAGTACGGCGGCAAGTTCGATCCAGGCCCGGCCTTTGAGTGGCATCGAATCGACTGGGAGCGATACGGGTTCTCTCGCGTGCAGTACGACTTCGAAACGCGTAGCTTCCTGCTCGTCACCGAGCAGGACACGAAGCCGATCGAGGTGACGTGAGCGATCGAGATCCCAGCGACGTGCAGGTACACGCGAAGTATCTGGCGCGGCAACGGCTCAAGAAAAAAAACAAGGAGCTGGAGAAATCGTCGGGGGGCGTCGACGTGATCGGCACCGTCTCCGACCGCATGCGTGACGAACTCGTCCCGATGTTCAAGGAGCCGTGGGACGCGAGGCACCCCGTCGCCGACTTCCTAACCGGTCGACGCATCGGTAAATCGGAGTACCTGTGCCGTCTCGTACTTCGCGGCGCGCGGGAGAACCCGCGCTCGATCAACCCGCTGATCCTCCCCACCGCCAAGCAGGCCAGGTTTGCGTTGTGGCCCATCCTTGTGCGAACGCAGCGCAAGCACTTCCCCGACATCCGCGTCAACGAGAGCGAGATGCGGATGTACATGCCAGAAGGCGGCATCGTCGGCTGTGGCGGCTGCGAACATAGCGAGGACGTGGTCAAGTGGTTCGGGATTCCGTTCGAGGAGGCTGCACTCGACGAGTGCGGTAACTTCAAAAACCACCTGCGGGACCTGTTCAACGACGCCATCAAGCCGGGCACGATGGACTTCCGAGGCCGTATCACCAGAAGCGGAAACCCAGGCATCGTGCTGCACGGACCGTGGTACGAATGGACCGGCCCGGGGCGTATGAGCAGCATTCCGCTATATCACGGAGACGCGCGGCTCAACCCGTACATCGAGAAGATGTCGGGGATGACGCCGTTGGCGTTCTTCCACGAAGTGCTCGCGGAGAACGGGTGGATCTGGGATCCCGACGACATTACGCGCACGACGTCGGCGTTTGTTCGCTTGTACCTCGGGAAGTGGGCGCAGGATGCTGGCGCGCTCGTGTACCCGTACCGCGCGTATGCCAAGGACGGCACGCCGCACAACTACGCGGCCGAGCTGCCGACGTTGTCGGAGACGGGGTATCCGATCGATCCATCGTTGTGGCGGTACGTGCTCGGGATGGACATCGGCTTCGTGGACAGCACGACGTATATCATCCTCGCGTCGCATCCGTCGCTACGCGAGCAGTACTACGTACACGCCGAGGGGCACGACCAGTGGATTGACGATCGGAAGATCGAGCGCATCGAGCAGCTGCAGCGCGAGTACGGCTTCGATCGTATCGTCATCGACCCCGGCGGCGGCGGCAAGAACGTGATCGCTACGCTGGTGGAGGGCCGACCTGGACACGCGCCGATTGCAGCCGAGTCGGCGGACAAGCCTCAGAAGGCCGCAGCCATCCGCGAGCTGCGTGACGGGATGCTGGCCGGCAACGTGAAGTTCCTTCCCGGAGCGCAGCCGCTCGTGGACGAGATGAGCGTGCTCGGATGGGACGACGTGAAGCTCCAGCACGATCCGAACGGCGTCGACCACTACTGCGACGCCGGTTTGTACGCGAAGCGAGCGTCGGCGCACTACAGCTTCAAACCGGACATGGGACGCCCGCAACCGGCTGTTGGATCCAACGAATGGCACGAGCAGCGGCGTCAGGAAATGACGTCGTTGCTTCGCGCGCAGGGATCCGGCATTCTGTCCCGACGAGGCCGCGCCGGAAAGGTGTTGATCCATTGAGCACCGTCATCATTCGACAGCCCACAGCCCGCGAGCTGGAGTGGATCCGCTCACAGTGGACGAGCGACCTCACGCGCGCGAAGTCTCCCAGCGGAGGCATCCTCATCCCGTCGTACGCCCCGACGTTGGAGAGTGGTTCCAAGACGCGGTGGGACGACGGCGACGGCTACTTCAAGAGCCCCAATCCGCGCGTGCTCATCGGGCAGTCGGCGTACCGCAAGGCGATGTGTCTGGTGGTCCCGTCGCTACTCTCCGAAGCCAATGTCCTCGTCGCTGCGTTGGCGAGCGTTCCCGACGAAAGCATCGGGTGGATCGCCTGGCGGGACGACATGCTGTTGTACGTGCGTGTGCTCGGCCCCGCGCGCCGTCATCGTGTCGGCACCGCGCTGTTTCGCGTGACCGGCCTCATGCCGGACTGCGCTTGCGCTTGGATGACGTCGGATGCTGTCAGGTGGATGGCGTCGCTGCAGCCGCAAGATGAAATCGAGGAGGCGGTGATCGATGGCTGAGATTCGGCTGGAGGACTGGCAATGGTGGGACGCGGAGCGGGACGACGTCGCCCGCGTTGTTTGCGAGTCGTTTCTTGACATCATTCGCGAGGGCGCCGTCGAAGACCGGAACCGCTTGGCGGCGATGCGCTCGATGTATCTGGACCAAGCTGATGAGCGGTTCGAGGGCGGCAACTTCACGCGTGAGCTGAGAAGCCCATACAACCTGCTGCAGGGGGCCGTCGACGCGACGGTGGCGCAGATCGTCACGCAGCGCCCGCGCCCGATGGTCGTGTCGATCGGCGGAAACGGTAAGCTCCGACGGTTGGCGCGCAAGCGGCAGCGGTGGGTCGACGGGGAGTACCGGCGCCTGAAGGTGTACAAGCACGCACGGAAGCTGGTCCTCGATTCGCTTCTGTACGGGGCCGGGATTCTCAAAATCACCACGGCGAACGGGCGCAACAAGCTGGAACGCGTGTGGCGTGGGGACCTGTGGACCGACCCCCGCGAAGAGCGCTTCGACTGCGTCCGCACGCTGTACCAGCTGTACGCCATCGATCGCGAAGTGCTACGCAAGCGATACCCCAAGTACGACAAGGAGATCCGCAACGTCCGCGAGACCGTCATCGACGACGTTCCGTTTCCGGACCTCAGAACCGAGGGGTATCAGAGCCCGAACCTGATCAACGTGATCGAGGCGTGGCGCCTGCCCGTCGCTGACGGAGTCTCCGGCCGCCGTGTTCTCGTCATCGACGGGGCGACGTTGGAAGACGAGGAATGGGACGACGACTTCCCGTTCATTTTCTACCACTGGGCTGACAAGGGGATGGGTTTTTGGGGCCAGGGGATGGTCGAGCGCGGCGCCGGGATGCAGTCCGACCTCAACGAGCTTTGCGGAATCGTCCGCGAAGCGTACGAGCTGTTCGTCACACAGGTGTGGGCGAAGAAGGGCTCGACGGACGTCACATCCCTCGATAACCGTGTCGGCAAGGTGAACACATACACCGGAGACCGACCGCCGGATATCGTCTCCCCCTCGATCAACCCGGTTATTCTCCAGCAGGAAGAGCGGATGGCCGGCCGCTTCAACAACGTGCTCGGCGTCAACCCGATGCATGCGCAGGCGAGCCGTCCAAAAAATATCGAATCCGCCAAAGGGCTGCAGGTGCTCAGCGATGAGACCACCGTACGCTTCGTACCCAACGAGCAGCTGTACGAGGAAGTTCTCGCTGAGTCGCTGTATTTCCAGCTCATCCGAAATGCGCGCCGCATCATGAAGAAGGGCGGCAGCAAGCAGCGGGTGTACGGCGGGCAGTACATGCGAGGAGGCGCGCAAGCCGTCGATTTCTTGGACACCGTCCCGGAAGACGGAATGGACGAGGACGAGGTGTTCTTCGTTGCGCCGTTTCCTGTGGCGAACCTTTCGAACAGCGTTTCCCAACGCTACGACGACATCGAGCGCATGGAGCAGAACGGAGCCTTTCCGGATCCTCGGATGAAGCGGGAGCTGATGGCGGTTCCGGATGTCGACGGTTACGTCGACCTCGACTTGGCCGGGTCCGACCTCGTCGAACTTGCGATCGAGCGCGCCCTCGACGGGGAGAACGTGTCTCCGGATTCCTACTGGCCTTTCATGGAGGCGAGTGTCCGCATCGGTCAGGCTATCCAACTGGCGTTGCTTGACGGTGAAGACAACGCCGGCATCGAACGCCTTCGTAACCTTCACCAAGCGTTGTTGCGTATGCCGGTGAACCCGAACAACGGATTGACCACAACGCCGGGGGATCCGTCTCTTGCGCCGACGATGCCAGTCATGAACCCGTCGCCGACGACTCCTGTGGGTCCGATGGCGCCTCCGCCCATCCCCGGCGGCGTTCCGCCAGGGCCTCAAGGACCGATGCAATGAGCAACCCGATCGACAACACCGCTACCGCCGAGGCGGTAGCCTCCCCCGCGCCCGACACCATGGAAGGCCGCCGCGCGGCCATCCTCGCGATGGACTTCGATTCTCTCGGAGAGGCAGACGATCCGACACCTGAAACGGAGACGCCGTCGGCGGAGGCGGCAGGCGAGCCGGCCGCTGCTCCGGTCGTCGAAGTGCAGATTCCCGACATCGGCGCTTTGGAATCGCAGATCTCAGCGCGTCACCAGCAGCGCGTCAGCCGGGAGCAATCGGAGGCCGACGCACGAGACGCCGCTGAGTACCGACAACTCAAAGAATCCGGGAAACTGACCGCAGGTACGCAGCTGTCGAAGGACACCTTCGTCGAGACGTGGCGGGGGCTGCCGCCGGCGGAGCGCACCGGAGTGCTACGCGAACTCGTCACCGAGATGAGATCCCCGGATTCGGCTGCGATCGAGCGCAACCTCCGTGCGAAAATCGCTGATTTGGAGGCTCGGGTTGTCGATCCCGACGAGTTGGTCGAAAAGACCCGAGGCCGGCTGCAGCAGGAGCAGGAACAGGCTGCACGGGAGGGCGCATTTCAGGACGTAGCGGGGGATCAGGCGCGGTTTCCGCATTTGTCTGGACTCCAGCCGGCGCAGCGGTTACAGTTGGCGTACGAGGTCATCGCCAAGTACAAGGCGTACGAACAGGAAACCGGGGAACCGGTGGTCCTGAATGACGAAATCCTCGCCGCGAAGATGGAGCAGCACATCGCTGCTCGGGCTCAGCCCACACCACCCACACCGCAATCCGCCGCTGTCGGCGATCCCCCCCAAGCGGGTCAGCAAGCCCCGCAGGGAACTCTCAACGACCTCGCAGCAACCGCACCCGCCAGGAAACCGCGCACGATGGAAGAGCGCCGAGCCGCCGCTAAGCAGTGGCTCGAACAAAACGCCCGGGAATAGCGGAAGACGAGGCCACCAAGCCGACTGAGGAACGTCGGCGGAGGATTGCAAAGTGGCACCCACAACCATCGCACAAGTCAGTGCGATCTCCAAAATGCTCTACGAGGATGGGGCACCGGAGATCGGCATCACCGAAACCCCCGCCTGGGGCATGCTGCGGAAGACCCAGGACTTCTTCGGCGAGTCCAAGGCATTCAGCTCGAAGATCGGCAAGCAGTCCGGTAAGAGCCGGACCTTCACGAACAGCCGGGCCAACTCCGGGCCATCCACGTTCAAGCGATGGATTGTCACCCGAGGGATGGACTTCGTCACCTGCCAGATCGGCGTGTCGGCGTACGAGGCTCTTGGGAACAACAAGGGCGCGCAGCTGAGCCTCGTCGAAGAACAGACGAAGGACACGTACGACTGCTGTATGCTTCGGCTGGAGCGGAACATCTTCCGCAACGCCGGCGGTTCGATCACCACGATCGCTTCCGGCGGGGCCACCGACACCATCACCGTCGACGATCCCGAGACGCTCATCGCTCTCGATCTCGGCGATTGGCTCGTGTCGTCGACCGATGACGGAGCGCCTGCGACTGCCGGCGTCGACGCTGGCGGGGCAAAGCAGATCTCCGGCATCGATCGAATCGCAGGCACCATCACGACCGACACCGAGGCCGCGTGGAACACCGGTGGCGGGTTCGCGGACGGCTCGTACATTTTCATCGATGGCGACTACGGTCTGAATCTGTCGGGGCTTCCCACGTGGATGCCGGCCACCGTGACGCCTGGGCAGACCTTGTACGGTCTGGACATCTCCGTTGACGAACGCCTGCACGGTATCAAGTACGTCGCGTCGGCGGGAGCCCCCGACGGAAGCATCGCCCGCGCGCTTCGGAATGCGGCGACGCTGTGTCACCACCACGGCGGCAAGCCCAACAAGCTGTTCATGAACACGCTCGATTTCGGAGAGTGGGTGAACGATCTGGGCAACGCCGCGCAGTACGTCACGGAGCCGGCGATGGACATCGACGGCAAAAAGCTCGACGTCGGGTACTCCGGTATCCGGCTGATGATGCCGTACGGTCCGGTCTCCGTGTTCGCCAACCGGTTCGTGTCCCGACACACCGTGTGGGGGCTCGACTACTCGGATTTCTCGTTCGAGGGGATGCTCAAGACGCCGAGATGGATGACGCTCGATGGAAATAAATGGTTCCGGATGGCGAGTGACAATCTCCACGCCATTGAGGGTTACATCTACTACGAGGGGCAGTTCGTCCTTCGAAACCCGGGGAACCACTTCCGCGCGGACATCAGCGCGCTGTTCTGATCCGTGGCCCGTACGTCCACACTCACCGAACTCATCGCTCAGGTCCGCGCTCGCACGGATCAGGAGGTGGACGGTGCTGTGGACGATACGGCTCACCTGACCCCGTGGATCAACAACGGTATCGCGGCGTTTTGGAAAGAGGTGACCAAGACCGACCCGGGTTGGTTTTTGGTCACCGACACCATCAGCACCACGGCCGGCACCAAGGAGTACGCGGTACCCGCCGACTGCATGATGATCCGCGGTGTCGAGTACGAAAGCAGCGGGACGACGATCGAGCTGGAGCAGTTCCCGTGGCAGGAACGCAATCACGGGCTGTCGCACGGGTTCGACCGCGGGCATATTCAGCCGCGGTACCACTTCCTACGCAACGGCATCGACGGCACCGGTGCTCGTTTGGTCTTCAGGCCGGATCCCGGCACCCGAACGTACACGATCCACTACGTCCCGAACCCGACGAAGCTCGCTGCCGGCGGAGACGCCTTCGACGGTATTGCCGGGTTCGAGGAGTACGTGATCGAGTACGCCTGCATTCTGGTGCGGAACAAGCAGGATGAGGACCCGTCCCCGCACGAACGGCTACTCGCCGTGCAGCAGCAGAACATCCAGGATCTCGCTTCCGAGCGGGATGTGAGCGGCACCGCGCGTATTGCACGAGTGCGTGGACGCCGTCGACACTTCGTGCGAGGATTCTACAGCTGATGCCCAACTGGCCCACCCGAATCGCGAGCGCCCGCGCAGCCAAAGACGTGCTGGACTTCATCCGACACGAGTGCCCGTGGGCCGTCGACTGGAAGTTCTGGTACAGGCAGGTGATCTACCTGGACGACGCCCGCCGGGCGTTCACCCCCGCGTCCGATACGACGCAGTCGCTCGACCTCAACGCTCTGTTCCCCAACAACACGTTCCCGACGAACGTGGACTTGCTCGAAGGCGCGAAGGTCCGCCGCATCATCGACCCGACCGGGACCGGCATCACCGACTTCGACATCGAAGTCGGAGGCACGTTCGACTCCGGTGCGGATCCCAACGGACTGCTGACGATCAGCGACATTTTCGGCGAAGGCGCTGGGTACTCCGAGACTGTCGCGGCCGCGGAGAACAATCGCCACTACGAATCCGCTTTCGCCCCGACGGTGGACTTGACTAGCACCGGCGCCGATCTCGACGTAGCCGACCTCGCGGGCGCCTTCGAAGTGCTGATTCCCTGGAGCCCGATGCGGAGTCCTTGATGCCGAACTTTCGAGAGTTTTTTGGTGAGTGGGGCGGCCGAGAAAACGGCGGGAACGCACGTGTCCTCGATGTGCTTCGGTCCCGGTCGATTCCGTGGACGATGGCGCCGCTTGTGTTGTGGCGCGTCGAGGTTACGTACGAGGACGTGCTCGACGGGGTGGCGGTGGTCGGACAGCAAGCCAACTGGGCCTTCACCGCCGGGCAGAACACCGATGGGACCCTGTTGGTCACGTTCAGCGGAGATGAACTTCCAGCCGCCGTGCAGGTCCCTGTCGCCATCGACGCGGCCGACGACGCTTCGGCGGTGTCCGCCGCGGTCGAGGCAGCGGTCGACGCCGAGGGCGACCTGGCCGGTGTCCTGGACTCGACCACCGACAACGGCGGGGACATCGATGTTGTGTATCTCGACGACGTTGGGAAGATCGACGTCACGTTCGAGTGGGTACCGAGCTGGCAGACGTGGACGGGTACGTTTGGCGGGACGATCGGCGATGGCAACTACGACGCTACGTTCGTCTTCGACGGGTACAACCCCATCGTCGTGCGGACGACTCGCGCTGGGGGAACCCCCACCGACGAAGCCGCGCTCGCGGTGCAGCACGAAGCTGACGCCGAGGCCAAATCGGAGCTGGTCGGCTTGCTCGTCTCCGCCGACGACGATTCGGTCGACACCAACGAGTACGTTTTCGAGACGGGGGCGCCTGACGTTGTCGTCACGTGCTCGGCGCCCGGTGCGGCGACGTTCACCGCTGCCGAGACCACGGGCGCGGTCGCCGTTGCGCAGACCGAGACTCGCTTCGTCGATCTCGGAATGCTCTGCCGACAGGGGGACTTCCCGACGTTGTCCGAGCGGGGCGACTGCTCCGTCGACGTGCTCACGCCTTGGGGTGCTGGGCGTACGCTCACCGTCGGCGACGCCGCGGCGCCGGATGGGATTTTTGGCAGCACACCGCTGGATCTCAACACCGCTGGCCGGACGTCGGGGGACGCATCGGCGACCGAGAAGGCGCACCGGCACGAGCCGGCCTACACGCCGATCGCTCAGTTCGTTCTCGGGGACATCGAGACGCTGACGCAGGGTAGCGTGATGATCGAGATCGGCATGTCCCCCACCCCGCGATGAGGAAGCATCATGCGCAAGCACGTCACATTCTTCCCGATGCGGTACATCCCGGCAGACGCCGGTACAGTGGCCGACGACGCGGACCTCAACACCCTCGGGCTCCCGCCGAACACGGGCGTCTACACCGTCGGGTCGGCCGGGGCGGGGAACTACGTGCACGCCATCACGGACCTTCGAGGCAACGAGCTGGACTCCGCGACGGCGGCGTTCGACACGGATGAAGCCGGAACGGCAACGGCGATCGTCGAGGCCATCAACGCCCGCATCGCCGCGCAGGGCTCTCAGTTCGGTCAGCACGCGCACGAGGCGATCGACGGAGCCGCCGGGGTGTACTACGTGCACTACAAGGCCGAGCTGCCGAAGGCACGCGAGTTCCTCGTGGATCTGACCGCCCCCGGCGGGGGTCCGACGCTGACAGGAGCCCCCGGGCCGCGCTGGCCAATCGCCGCCGTGCTTCCGTACAGCGATCGCCCCGGCGGGTACGGAGTCTGCAACTCGATGGAGTTCAAGCTCCGGGCGATCGACGCCAACGGCGACTTCCTTCCGAACGCGGGGACCTACACTGCCGAAGTCCTCGAAGGCTCGCCGTATTCGGTGCCGCCGGACCCGACGGAGAGGTGGGCCGTGCAGTCCCGAGGCAGCATCGCGGGCAACGTCGGCGACGTGCACCGCGTCGACGTCGGCGGCTCGATGGAGATCACCGTGCTCATCACCAGCGCGGCGTCGATCGACGCCGACGCCACGAATCTGGTCGTCGATTACCACCCGGTCGTGGAGGGCTGAGCCGTGGGGGCGATCGTCGTCCCGCGTACGGTCGGGCCGCGGCGCGTCGGCGTGTCGACACCGGCGATCGGACAGTCGCACTTCGGCGACGTCGAAGATCTGGTCGACACAGACGTCACGTTTCTGGGGTTGGGCCACGGCTGGAACGACTACGCCGCGATGGCGGTGGACCGGTCGCCCGTGCGTGACGACTTCGACACGGTCGTCGCGAAAGAACGGATGCACACATCGACCGGGGCGCTGTTGCCGGTGTCGGCAGATAGCTGGACGGTTGAGTGTGTGGTGCGGCTTGCGACGCCGACAACGCCTGCGACGTCGCATATCGCATGGGTTGCGCTTCAGTCCAACACGTACCTGCAGTATTCCTCTAGCGCGCTACGCTTCGGTTATGAAGGAAGCCCCGGGACCGTTATCCTCACCGCCGCGCCTGGGATCTCGGCGGCCCCGTCCGATATCTATATCGTCTGCAGTATCGAGCCGAACCCGGCCACAACCGACGCGTCGGACGCGATCATTCGCCGGATCCGCGCTTGGAACCTAACCACGGGAGACTACGACGAGGCATCAGCTACCGATGCGGTGTTCGTAACGACGGGGGCTGTCGTCGTCGGCGCCGGGACGGTCGGAGGGGGGAGTTCGTGGATCGGCGACGCGACCGCGCAGGCGGCCATCCGCTACGTCCGCATCAGCAAGCGCGCGCGCACGCGCGACGAGCTGGAGGCGCTCCTGCCTCTCGTGCGGCAGTGGCCGGCGCCGGAGCCCCTCGCGTCGCTGGGGGATGGGCTGATCTTCCGCCCGAACATGTACTCGCTCGCGGACCCGGTGTCGGGCATCCAAGGCGTAAATGACGGGACGCTCTACGACGCCGACACCGGCGCGCGAGACTTCGACGACACGACCGACGAGATTCGGTTCGTCGGCGTAGACGGGCCGTCCGATTTCTCGTGTGCGTGTTGGGTCCGACTTCACGCCGTTTCCGGCGTCCAGCGGTTGTTCCACCGGCGCGGTCTCGTCGCCGGGTCCGCGCCGGTAGTGTACCTCAGCGCCGGCAGAATAGGTCTGTTTTGGGGGTACGACACAACAAACCTAGACACGCTTGCCGCTTCCGGGGCCGCGATCGGCTCCGGGGCTTGGCACCATCTTGCAGCGACGCGAACGGGGGACAACGCTGCTGATACGCATCTGTACGTGGATGGGATCGAAGTTACCAAAAGCACCGCGACGAGCGGTGCAGGGACGGAGTTCACAGCGAGCGAAGATTGGGTACTCGGTAATCTACTGAACGGCACCGCGTACCTCAACGGCTTGATGGCCGACCCCGGCGTCTGGAACCGCGTTCTCACCCCTGCGGAGGTCTACAACCTATGGCAGTCCTCCCGTACGTTCTGACCGCGGTCCTCGCCGTCGCGTCCGCGTGCGAGCTGGCGACGATCCGCGTCGTGCTGCAGGTGTGGTGCCGGTGATATGGCGATTCAGGCACCGAAGCAACCCGCTGTAGGGCCTGAGCAGCTGCGTCGTGCGCAGGCGCAGTCCGACGCCGAGCTGGACCGGAAGATCGTCGACCGCATCCCGCACGGGGCCATGCTCATCTTCACCGACATGACCGACGTTCCCGACGGCTGGCATTTGTGCGACGGGCGGACGCTCCTTCGCGCGCAGTACCCGAAGCTCGCCGCGGCACTCGCCGGCGCCGGCGACCAAGACTCGTTCGAGTTGCCGCTGTTCGCCGCACCTGTCGGTTTCTCCATCTACGTTTGGGGACCGGACTGATGGCCTATCGCGAGATGGATTGGGCCGGAGGCGGAGGCGGAGGCGGCGGCGGAGGGCTTACCGAGTCCGTCTACGAGCTGGACTTCTCGACCGAAGGCAGCGCGACAATCAACACGGGCAACAACACCATCGACGGCAACACATGGGTCGCTCAGGTCGCTGGGGCCGACTCGCTATCTCTCGACGGGAGCACCGGCTTGCGCTTCGCAGCGGCCGGAACGGCGACGGCGTTCACCCCGAGCACGTCGACCGCGAGCTACCTGTACCTACCGTTGACGACGCTGTACTCGTTGTTGGGGTGCGACGCTCGGGCGATCCTGCAGATCGAGGTGTACGCCTCCGCGCTGAACCTCTCGGCCAACGCCAACTGTCTCGTCGGGCTTTGGGGCCCGAGCGGCACCCCGAACGGGGCAGGCCATCGCCTGCTCGCCGCTGAGCGCTCGTTCGTGTCCGCGACGCAGGTCTGGCGCAGCCGGGGGCAGTCGACCCTCGGATACAATCACGCAACATCGGCCGACGTGTGGGGCCTGCTCGATCGCAACGCACCTTACGCCCAAGCGTTCGCGGCATCGTGGTCGAGCGGATG